TCCCCGTAATCAATTACGGCATCAAAAAGCTGGTCAAATTTGTAGCTACCCAGCGCGGTGGCCGGGCGATCGACTTCCGAGTGTACGATCCGATCTTCGGCTAACATAGAAAAAGCCCCAGCTATGGCCAGGGTAGATGAACTGCATCTAAATATCTAGACAAGACTGTACATAACCAGACAAAATATCTGATATAATGTCTGCATGTCTAGTTTAACTCCCCAAGAAGCAGCAACCTTGCTCGGTGTAACGGTTAGAACCTTGCATCGATGGGAACTTGATGGCAAAATTAGATCAACTCGTACAGCTGGTGGTCATCGTCGTTATGACATCACAGAGTTAATTAGCAATAAATCCGATAGTCAACTGACTGTAGGCTATGCCAGAGTTTCTAGTCACGACCAAAAAAATGATCTAACCAGACAGGTCTTAGTCTTGGAAAGCTATTGCGCTAAACATGGTTGGGGATTTGAAGTAATTCAAGACCTTGGCAGTGGAATGAACTATAAAAAGAAAGGACTGATTAGGCTAATCAGGCTCATTACATCTTATCAAGTTGAAAGGCTAGTTTTGACTCATAAAGATAGATTATTGAGGTTTGGTTCAGATCTGATTTTTGCACTGTGCGAACAATTCGGAACGGAGGTAATAATAATCAATCGTTCTGATGACAGTACTTTTGAGGAAGATTTAGCATCGGACGTGTTAGAAATTATCACAGTGTTTTCTGCTCGTCTATATGGTAGTCGTTCTCATAAGAATAAGAAAATAGTAGAAGAGTTAAAGGAGGTAGCCAAAAAGTTATGAGGATTAGTTTTAAGACTGAACTGAAGCTGAATAACTATCAAAGAACTCAGCTAGCTAAACATGCGGGAGTAGCCCGTCATGCTTGGAACTGGGGCTTAGATTTATGCCAAAAGATTCTTAACTACAACCGTGATAACCCAGAAGAAAAGTTGAAGTTTCCATCAGCTATTGATCTGCACAAATTGCTAGTCAAGTTGGTGAAGGTTGAAAATCCTTGGTACTATGAAGTATCTAAAACTAGCCCTCAGTATGCACTTAAACACTTGTCAGTAGCTTTTGCAGATTTCTTCAAGAAGAAAACTGCGAAAGGTCGTCCGGTAGGTTTCCCTAACTTCAAGCGCAAAGGTCAGCATGATAGTTTTACTCTAGAGGGCACCATTAAAGTTGGACATCGTTCTCTCCAATTACCAAAGCTAGGAATATTGAAAACCTATGAACGACTACCCCAAGGACTTTCACCCAAAACAGCAGTAATTAGTCGTACTGCTGACTGTTGGTTTGTTTCTTTTAGCTATGAAGTTGAATTAACTGTAAGTGCAAAAATAGTAAGTGTTTGTGGTGTAGATTTGGGAATTAAAACACTTGCCACCTTGAGCACTGGTGAGACTTTTGCCAATCCTCAACCTTATCGAAAGTCTCAAGCTAGATTAGCTAGACTACAAAAAGCCGCTAGCCGTAAAGTTAAAGGCTCAAGCAATCGCCATAAGGCAAATATGAAAGTCGCTAAGCAACATGCTAGAACTTCCAATATCCGAAAAGATACACTTAATAAATTGACAACTCACCTGGCCAAAAACCACGACCAAGTAGTAATTGAAGATTTGAATGTGTCGGGGTTAATGGCTAATCATTGCTTGGCTAAGTCAATTGCAGATTTGGGTATGTATGAATTTCGCCGCCAGCTAACTTATAAATGTGAGTTGTATGGTAGCGAGTTAATTCTTGCAAATCGTTTTTTCCCTAGTTCTAAAACCTGCTCTAGTTGTGGTCATATTCAAGATATGCCACTTAAAGAACGTGTTTTCAACTGCCAAAAATGTAGCATTAGCATCGACCGCGATTTGAATGCTGCATTTAATTTAGCTCATCAAGCTTTTGTAGTAGCGTGAATTCTACACTGGGTGCAGCTTGTGCCTGGAAGCCTACTGAGGGATAGCCGCTCCGATGCCCCCGTTGAAGTAGGAAGTAGACATCAATTTGGACTTGTCTAGATTTGTGTAGGTTCTATCGAGCGGCTTTGAAATCAATGTATCCCAAAATTACCATGTCTACTATCACCGATACCGACCTCCAGCAGCTCAAAGATTTAATCACCGCTGGCAATGCTGCCACCCAGAAGCAGATAACCGACCTCACTTTAGAGATGCGGTTGGGGTTTGCGAACGTTGATACTAAATTTGCCCAAGTAGACACCAAATTTGCCCACCTAGAAGGCAAAATGGATGGCATTGAAGCCAAGCTAGAGGGCAAAATCGACACCATTAACGCTGAACTTACCATCATCAAATCGAACCAGAAAGCGCAAGATGCTAAGTTCTGGACGCTGATTTTCTTAATCATCACCACTTCGATCGGGGCGATCGGGAAGCTTGCCAAATTCTACTAGTGCCGCCAGGAATGTAGAATATTTGCATTCCTTCTGGTGCCCCGACCCATGCGCTGCTTTTTAGAAATTCAAACCGGACAAGGCCACTACAGCACGATCGAGGACTTTGGATTCTACACCGCCAACATGGCCAGCCTGTGGCAAATTGCCGGACTCTACATCGAGCAGCTCAGCACCACCAGCGCTAGCGGGGTACAGCCGCAGTTAGAAATTGCGATCGAGAACATGCGCCAACCCGCCTTTAGCTTGGCCGTGCCGCCGCTAGTATATCCGCACTACGAACAAGCCCACCGCTACCTTTCCAAATTGCGGGACGGCTGCGAACTAAACGAATTTTGCACCTTTCGGGTGATTGCCAGCACCTACAATAACGTTTTCTCGATTCAAAACAATATTGCTAACTAGACCGCTTGCTGGGCACCAAATATCAGAGTAATTTCCCGCACCTGACTCGCCGCAGTAGTCTGGTCGGTGCCTTCAGTAATCAGGTCAAAACCAGTAATTCCCGCAGTAGATGCGATCGCACTTCCTGCCCCATAAGCTATCAAGACATGGCGGTAGATTATCTCAGTGGTGCCTGTATTATTCAAAGTCACCACCACGGGCGGCTTCACCGCCTCCAAGCCATCCATGGCGGCAGCCCCCACCGTGATGGGCAGCCTTTGGTAAGCGCCGCTGGGTAGTTCTTTGTTAATTAGCACCTCGATCGGATCAGTCACCAGCAAGGCTTGTTCGTTCACGGTCACCGTGCCCGTGCCGCCGTCGGTCAGGTTTATGTCGGTACCAGCCACCGCATTAGCCAAGGTTTCGGCCACCTTGAACTGGTTGGCCGACAGCGCGATCGCATAGTAATCGACTCCCGCCGCCAACCCGCCGGGGACGGTGCCATTAGAATTTATTCTGACCCGGCTACCAGTGACCAAGCCGTGGGCAGTGCCCGTAATGGTGTTGGTGAGCGCGTCGGTGGTGATGGTCAGGTTCAGGGTCGTGCTGCCAGTGAGCAGAATGCACTCTCCGATCGCACCTGCTGGGTAAACGATATCGGCCACCCGCAGTAATTCAGAATTTGATGATGTCACAGTTCCTCTGGAGGGGAATTAATGGTCATGGTTCCGAACCCAAAGTACCAAGAATTACCATTGTAAATTAGCGAATAAATCCCCTTAGCACCACCGATCGGAATCACCACAGAAGTGGCATTATCGCCCTCCACAGAAACGTTCTGGGTCAGCAGAGTGATATCGGTGGTGGCCACAATTAGATTGTTAATCATTACCTCAGTACCGATCGCCGGGGCGGCTGGTAGAGTGAAATCCCCAGTACCAAAAACCATATATTTGCCGGAACCAGTGATAACCACCGGAACACCATTGTTAGGCACTTGCACCCAGGCCGTGCCACCGATCGCTGATAACACCAATTTGGCAGTTTCCCCTGTCGCCGCTTGTACTGGGACAAAGTAGCTGGTATCAACTGGGTCAAGGGTGGCTAGATCTTTGATTTCGGTCATCAGTTTTGCTCAATTAATATGGTGGTTCCGCCTTCCTGGCCTTCGATCGGGATGGTGGTTCCGCCTGCTTGGCCTTCGATCGGATTGCCTAAACGTAGCAGTGATTGCACTCGCACAAAAGTGCTAGCCCTAATTTTACGGTTAATTACCTCACGGTGGGTGGGAATGCCAGCCCGACTGACCCGCGCCGCTGTGAAAGCAAACTTGGCCTCAGTGCCCTGCAAGCTCACAATCAAGCCCTCTGCTAGCCACATCCCATCCCACAGGGCTACCGTGGGCAATATCGGGCAACCGGCAATCAGCCACTCATCAGGAATTGGCATAGTCACAGCCATGCTATCGCGGCGACGGGCTTCCCGGACAGCAATGTTACTGGCTAGCTGGGTGGCCACGTCTTTATCAGGCAAAAAGCCCACTTCAATTATTTGGTCGCTGGGTGCGATCGGACTCCACCCCGCTGGCGATACTTGGGCTACTCCCAATACTGGCTCGGTTTCCATTGGCTGATCAGCGATCGGCTTTTGGCCTTCGATGATGGGCTTCGGCTCTAAGATAGTCGGCTGGCCAGTGCGCGGGTCAGTGGTGTTACCTTGATTAGACTTATCGGTAGTGGGTGGGGTGGTGAGCTTCTCGTCTTTTTTCAGCACCAGGCTGTAGTCTTCGGGCTGTCCAGCTACTGTGGGCACTAATAGCAGTTTTGGCACCCAAGTCCGGCGGCGGTCTTCGGTTTGTACTTCTAACTGGGCGATCGCTAAGGTGCTGTCATCGCCCAAGCTTTTAATTCTGCCCTTTGGCCACTCCTTCACGGTGACTACCTGAAATGCTTTGTTGTTGTCACCGGGATAAATCCGGTTAGCCCGTGATTGCAGCTCAAATCCCAGGCTGGGCACCCCACCAAATACCAAAGAGAAAAAATAGAATTCGATCGAATCATCATCTTCATACTGATAATGAATTTGCTTCTTCTCGGACTGCACCTGAAAAGTCTGCGGCGTGTTGTAAATAGTGCTGCCGGGATAGACCTCGGTATAAGGTAGATTCTCTTCAGTCTTTTGCAGCTTAGGCTTGGGATTTCCTGGCACTGGCGTTATCTTCTTCGGCACCTGGCGGCTACCCGTAACTATAATCCGGCTGGCTGCGAAGTTAATGTGGTCAATATCTGGTTCAATCTCAATCTGGTTCAGAGTGCGGCTAAATAGCGCGTTGTTCAGGCCACAATAATGGCTGCGAGTCACTTCAGCCGTATCCACCGTCAAAGTTCGCCACTGGGTACCCAGCAACTTTTGGGCATCAGCGATCGGGTTCCGGGTCACAAAGCCACCCAGTAATTGCCCAGCTAAGCCGCCCACCGACCAGCCCGAATTAACCGTACTCTCTCTAAACGCCACCGCCAGCAGCGAATTCACGATCGCATTTAAGGGCGTGTAATAAATCTCAATCTCGCCCTTAGTAGCTGGCCTGTCGGTGGCGATCGCGTCAATAATCTGGTGCAGACTGCCTTCCCCAATGCCCGTTTGGGGGTTATAGGCATAGCGATCGATCCGCATTACTGGCAGCGGGTAGCCTTTGATAAACAGCCGAACGGGTTGCTGGCCTGGTCGCCAGCGGCTGGGGGTTGCGCCCTGGTCAAACTCACCGGCAGTTAGTCCTTGGGCGATCGCCTTGCGGTTAAAACTCACCTTAAACCGCCCACTCCAGCTCAGCTTCTGGGTGATTTCGTGCATCGGCAAAGACAGGGCGATTTCATCTAGATAATCGGTGGCGTTGAAGTTGCCGATTAGGAGCTGAAATTGCGGAATAGAGTAGTCGAGCTTCATCTGTTGGTGATAAATCCAGGAACACCGATCGCGCCGCTGGGACTATAAAAGGGCGTTTTATCTGGCTCGTTGGTAGACAGATAATTAGCCGTGACAATGCCGCCGTCTGCTGATTTTAGCAGTCGCTGGCCAGTCTGGGGGTCGCGGCTTTGGTAGCTCACCACTTGGGGCTGGTGGGAGAGGTTGCGCACGGCTTGGGCTTGGGTGGTTTGTTGGTGGTAGCGGATTTGGTTAATCAAGGGGTGCGCGGGATTTGACGAGTGAGACCAGTTGTAACATCTAGCTCAATTGCTAGCTGTGCTTGAAAAGAGTAATACCACCTATTTGCATAAAAGTGTCCCGGTGGATACTGTAATATTTGCCAGCCAGCTAAGCTATACCCACCTACTTCAGATATCACACGTTTAAGTTTAAATTTATTCCCCTTTAACTTTTTGTAAAAGGCTAGATTAAATGTCAGGAATGGATTGTAATCTTCGTTTTCTAGTGGCTGTGGTGAGGTGGGCTGGTTTATGGTTGGGTATGATTCAATGTTGAGCTGTAGGGCATAGACCAGATAACGATATCCATAAATACTGAAAACTTCCGAGATCGTTTTTTTTGAGTCTAAAAATTCTGGCAATCGATGATAAACGCCACCATTTCTAAATAATATTTCTAATCCGTAGAAATTTTGAGGGGAGAAGGGATTAAATCGATTGAATCCGGGAATTACTTGCATTGGGAGGGAATCCGATGTAGCAGGAATTTGGCTATTAGTCACATACATTTCAAAATCGCCATCATCGTTTGTCCTATTGATCAGCTTATCGTCCGCCCTGTAGTGCAAATCCTCAACTTCCGGCACCTCCCGATTAAACACCTGCCCTCGCAAATACCCATCCACCCCCGGCTCAGTCCCCGCGCTCGTCCCAAATACACCCACGGTTAAATCTCCTCTAAGGCTTCAAACTGCAACAAATGCCAGTTGTGGGCTAGGCGGCTGGCATACCGATCGCCCACGCTAATAAACACTGGCGTAATTAAATTGTTCCCATCCCAGTGATCCAACAAATAACTGGTATTCCCCGGCTGGAAATTCAGCAAGGTCTCAAACAGCGCCACTTGGGCAGTACTCGCCAGCAGATTACAGCGCCACCGGCGGGGCTTATTTGCTATCAAAAACTTCCCCTTCACCCGCACCGCACCTACCAAAGACCTGCCATCAGCCTGCACATATTCGTCCCGTTCCGACTGATAAGCGTTGGCACTATCCACAAACTCACTTAACACCAGCTGGTCAGTGACAGCGGCGTTACTCAAGATTAGATAGGAGTCTGGCAGTAGGCCGGAGCCGTTACGAGTGATTAATACCATTAAGGTTTAATAGGTTAAAGGGTTTTGTTAACAAGTTTTTACGCCGTAGCAACGTTTTTTTGACAAAAGTAAACTACTATCCAATGTCTGCGCTGGCGCTATTGGATACTCGGGCAATGTTAAGTGGGCCATTTGCTTACCTATTTTGTTGTCATAATCATAGCCTGAAACCTTCTTTCTAACTCGGTTGTGGCGGTCGATTATTTGTCCGCCGTGCTCTTCAATTTTCCTGTCCCAAAACACATCGACAGTGATAAATCGCAATGATTTCTTGATGTAGTTCGATCGATATAACTCAGTAATATTCTCCTCTAATACATATTCCCGGTAGTGCAAAATCCAGGCACAGCGCATCAGGCGTTCCATTTTTTTGTCTCGAACTACTGGGTCAGGGTGCTCTGTCAGACGTTGCCACTGTTTCACCGTCTCCCACACCATGCCAGGTAGTTGGCTGGGTGCGATCGGATAAACAGCACCTGGCATATGCTCTGATTTTCCGCAATTCAGGCGATAGCCAGCCCCAATTTGGTGGGACGTTTTGTTAACCATCCCGCCGCAATCGCAAAGACACAACCAATCAGCTTTTTTATTTCTGCGCTGTGGCAGTAATTTGATTACTGCCAACATCCCGAACCGTTTACCCTTAAGGTTTTTGCACTCTCGTTTGTTAAAACCTGGGGTACGCCTCTTGCAGCCGCAGCTTACCTGTTTACCAGCATCAAAATCGCCACGCGCTTTTTGGATTACCTTCCCGCAGCGACATTCCAAAATCCAAAGCCTGCGCCACTTAGTACCCTGGTAGACTCTCTCGCCTCTCCCAACAACAGTTAGCCAGCCAAATTCTTGTCCTGTACAGTCTGGTTTTGCCGCTACCATTAACAATCCTCAAAAACTTTTTCTGCTGTGAACTGACCACCAGCTGCTGCGTAGTGGTAGCCAAACATTGTTACCCCGTGTGGGCAAAATGCCAAGATAGCGATAATTTCGGTCAGCACCTGAAATATTTCAATTCCTTCTGGAATTTTTTTGAGGGTTGGATATAAAAATATTTCAACTTCGGCCTCTCCCAAAAATTCCGCATATTTCCCGCTGATTATTTGCTCAAACAGAGTTGATGTATCAAGTTCAAAGCAGTGGACGATCTTAAACTCCACCGCTTCTTTAAAAGCGACTAAAAACGGGTTGCCGTAGCAATCGTGCGGCTTGGGCTGTGGGTTTTCGCTCATAGTGTTTGGGCGGTGGTACGGGCTACCGAACGACTACTTTTATAAAATTCATCCAGGCCGGAATCAGTAGCATTCTCAAACTTAATCTCCTGTATAAACTTCGGCTCCCGGCTTTCCACCACCTGCTGAAGCCGCTGAATGGCTCCCACCACCTCAGTATTCCCAGCACCGCCCAGGCCATTGGATAGCAAGGGTTGGGGAGTCGGCACATTTTGGATAGTTGGAGTACGGGTCTGGCTAACAGTCGGAGCATTAACGTTAATCCCTTGAGATGCCAGCTTGGCTCTTTCTAAATTATCCGCAAACTGTCTGGCTGACTCAGCGGCCTGAGCTTGGGCGATCGCACTTTCCTGTTGCACTTTCAGCGTTTCAGTTTGCAGCCTATTAATTTCAGCCTGCTGAATCTGCGCCGCTTTGGCCTGGTCTACCGTCACCCCGGCATATTTCACTTGCTCTTTAGCCAGGTCAATACCTTGCAGGGCATTAGCCTGATTGACTGAGGCCGTTTGTTTAGCCAGGTCTAATTTATTTTGGGCATCAGCTACCTGTCGATCGCGGTCTCTACCCGGTGCGGCTGCTCCGGCTTTGGCTTTTTCAGCTTCAGCCAGGCCGATCGCCCGTTGGTCATTCACCCGGGCTTGCTGTAAGTTACTCTGGGCATCCAGCAAGGCTTGCTTGGCCTTTAGTTCGCCGATACGGGCTTCAATGATGGCGCGTTGGTTGGCTAGGTCGTTTTTCTGTTGGTCAAGGGTTAGCTGAATGCGAGCTTGCTCCTGTTCAAACAGCAAGGCCGCTTGTTTACGGCTGGCGTTGTCTTGGTCAATTTGCTGCTGTTTAGCGGTCAGGTCGCCGATGGTCAGGCGGCTGCTGCCGACTAGTTGATTGAGGCGTTCTTGAATGGCAATGCGTTCGCGATCGGACAGGTTTCCGGCTTGCAGCTGCTTGGTCAGCTCGATCGCACTTTTCACCTTCTCGGCTTCTAAGTTACCACCAATATCACCCGCACTCTGCACCGCTTTGGCCAGGTTAATTTGGGCTTGATAGAAACTGTTTTGAATTTCTAAGGACTTGGTAACGCGGTCGATCGCTTTCTGGTTTGATTCAAATCCGGCTTCAGTGGCCTTGGTGGCTCGTTGCTGGTTGCCCGAGATGGTGCTGATATTGGCCAGCTGCCGATCGGTTGCCCGGTTGCGCGCTGCTTGCTGTTCCTCGATCGCTTTAATGGCTTGGGTGCGGTTAAAGGCAATCTGCTGACCTTCCACCTCCAGCTGCTTGAGGGTGGCTTGGGCGGTAGTTAGCCGCGCTGCTCGGACTTCTGACTGGTAGGCTCTTTCGGCTTCCGGGCTGCGGGTAATATTGGCCAGCTGCGCCAACTTCGCTTCATTGCCCTTGGCCGCTGCTAGCTGGGCGGCGGCGGATTGTTTTTGACTGGTGAGTTTGGCTTGTTCGGTTTGTTCTAGGGTACTTAATTGGCGGTTGGCAGCAGCTTGAGCGAGGGCGGCTCTTTTTACTTCCGATTGCTGGATGACCTGGTTAGCAATGGTTTGGGCACGTTTGATGATTTCTAACTGGGCATTGTAGAACCCATCAAGGGCGGCGATGCGCTTGGCATCCAGTTCGTTAATCCGGGCATTAATGGCGTTCCGGCCTTCAAAATCAGCGGCTCCCAGTCTAGCTAGTTTCTGCTGCTGGATGACGATTTCAGCGGCGGTGCTGGCAATCTCGTTTTCAGCCTTGGCCGTGGCAAAGGTGTCTTCGGTAATCAGCCGTTTTTTGTAGGCAATCTCGATCGCCGTTTGCTGCTGTTGGTAGTACTGGTTGGAAAGCTGAATCGCCGCTTCAAAGTAGGTTTTTTGGGCTTGTTCCTTCTTACTCTCGATCGCCGCAATCTTAGCCGCGATCGCTTCACGGCCTTCAGTATCAGTTTTAGCCAGTTTGCCCAAATTCTCTTGGAGCTGGCCAATTTCCAGGTCGGCTTGCTGGGCATCGTTGATTAGGATTTGGGCGTTAGAGGTGGCTTGGTCTACCTTACCTAAGTCCCGCTGGGCTTTCAGGAGAGTGCGGCGTTCATCAAAGTCTTCTACCAAGCGCTTCTTCACCCGATCGGCATATTCGGCCTGTTGCTTTTCTTGGTCAGCAAAACTCTTGGCCAGGTCAGCAGTAATTTTCTGGCGCTCGGTGTCGTTGGTGGCGTTTTGCAGTTGTACTTGCAAAGCTTCTTGGGCTTTGGCCGATTCTTTGAGCTTCAGGGTAGTGGACTCTCGATCGGCTACGGCTTCCCCAATTCTGGCCTGGGCTTTAGCGGCGGTTATCTTGGCCTCTCCGGCCACAATCTCAGCGGTTTCGGCAGCAATTTGCTCTTTTCTAATGCCGACAATTTGCTGGGCGGCTTTTCTGCGGGTAGATAGTTCCAGCCCCGCGTCATCTCGAATCTTAGCCAGCTCATCTAGTCCCGTCCCGGCCTGGGTTTGGCCGATTTCGATTAGTTCTTTAATCTTAGATATCCGGCCATCATAGAGGCTGTCGATTTCCTTTTTAGCAGCGGTCTGGGATTCAACATCGGCCTTGGTGTTGTTTTTGATGGCTTCGAGCTGGGCACGGGCAGTTTCTACCGTGATGTCTTTGGCATCTACCCGAGACTTGGCCAAAGATATTTGGTCTTTGATGGCCTTTTGGTAGTCTTGGCTTTGGCCATCGGCATCGCTTTTGATTTTTCTGGCCAGGTCGGCTTCTTTTTTGGCAAATTGTTCTTTGGTGGTGCCCAGTACTTCCACGGCCTTGCCTTCCAAGACCAAGCCGCCAGTCACTTCTTGCAGCTTCTTGGCCTGGGCTTCTAGGATTTTTACCTGGTCATCACGGTTGCTGGCTTGCTGGCCAGTGAGTCCAGTTACTTCCTTGAGGGTTTTAACCTGGGATTCGATCGCCTCTAGCTGAATCTTGGCCGAAGCAGTCAGCTGCTTTTCTCTGGCCAGTTGTTCGGCGGTGAGCTGTCCACCACTGGCTCTGATGGCATTGAGTTTTTTCATTTCACTGCTCAAGCCACCGACAGCAGTGATGGTATCTAGTACTTGGTTACTGTAAGTTTCTAGAGTGTCGTTTACATCTGCTGCCTTGCGCTCGTTAATCAGCTCAGCGACTTTGGCATAGCCATCTAGAGCTAAGCCGATCGTATCCAAGACTGGTTTAAATAACAGTTGCAAAGCTTGAGCCGTCAGCACCGAGCCATCTATCAGGGCATTAAACAAAGTGCCGCCGATTGTGGCGAGGTCACCCACCGCATTTTCTAGGAACTGGAAAGTAGGGGCAAAGTTCTTCAGCCCGTCGATCGCCCGCGCCCCGCCTTCGGTAAAGATTTTGAAAAAGGCTGTGATGTTGCCTTCATTGGCTTTTAAGTATTTTTCTACATTGGCCAATTGGTTAATAATCGGAGCTAGCAAGGGTGTTCCAGCTTCCCGGCCAATGCGTTCGATTAAATCTTGAATATTGGAGCTGATGCCCTCGATCGAACGCGCCGCGATCGCATTCCCTGCTACATAAGTATTCAGCCGCCCATTTAGTTCATCAACTAAACGACCTTGCGATCGCCAGGTTTCCACCTGCTGGTTGGTGATGTTCAGATTCTTGGCCAGAATACTATCTTGGGTGATTTGGCCTTTGATGATGGAGTTGATTTCTTGTCTGGCTTGGTTTAGGGGGATGCCCACCACCTTGAGGGATGCTGCCCAGCCCTTGGTGAGAGAAGTAGCCGCTCCGATCGCATCTGGGAATTGTTTACTTTGGTTGTTCAGCGCTCCGGCGTTGGTGAGGGTGATTTGAAACAGCTCGTTAACCTGAGAGCTGGTCACGCCCACCAAGCTTTGGGTGTCGATTTCAATCTGCTTTAAGGCTTGGCGCAGGGTGGCTTCACTGGCCTTAATCTTGGCCGTGGGGTCAGTAACTTCTTGGCCACCAACTTTGATGTTAGCGGCGTTGGCTAAGTTGGTTTGACTGCTCAGTAGTTGGGCGTTTAGTTTCTCATTCGAGCCAATCAGCAGGTCATAGGCTGGCCGAGCAGCAGCAATTACATTTTGCAGGGCACCAACGACATTGTTAAACCTAAAAGCCAACTCCGCAGCCCCAGCGGCGGCGCTGCCGAGGCTGGTTTTCTGCTTACCAGCGGCTTTGTCTAAGGCTCCAAACTGTTCAGCGCTGATTTTTAGCTGACTGGCCACGGTGGCGAATTTAGTATTGCTATCGGCTCCCACGCCATTCAGTTGCCGCAGAGAGGCGATCGCCCCAGCAGCTTGGTCAGCGGTTAGCCCCAGGCCATCCGCAAACTTCTTGGCCTCGGCGTAACTGCCACCTAGGGTTTGAGCGAGCCTACTAATTCCCGGTGCTTCAGCGGCGGTTTTCTCAATCTGTTGCTGAACAGCGGCCAACTGGGCGATCGTCTTGGTATCGCCTTCAGCTCCAATAATTAGTTTTAGTGCTAAATTTTCCCCAGCCACTTAATCAGGCTCCCGCAGTGCTGCCATTACATTCAGACTCTTTTTCAATTCCTTCAGCTGCTTGGCCTTAGTGGCGGCTTCTTTTTCTTCTGGGGTTTTGGCCAGTTCGGCTTTGGCTTGGTTAATGCCGATCGCCATCTGGGCGGGTAATTCGGTGGCGGCGGCGATCGCTTGCTCTAGGTCTTCACCCAAACAGGCAATTACTTCGGCCAGGGATTGGGGTTCACCTGTTGATTGTGCTTCTGTGGGTGGTGGTGAGTTCAGCCGTACTAACCAACCCGCTTGTATTTGGCCGTCATCGTCCAAACTGCTAAATAATAATTTCTCAATCTGGTTGGGCGTGAACCAATCGGGGTCGAGAGAGTTTAGGCTTAGTACCTGGTTAATGTTGTGGGCAAATTCTGGGCTACTAGCGTAGATACCATCCCAGTTGGTCTGGTTTTCAGCATTGGCCAGGATGATTTCATTTAGCCGCTGAATGCGCTGGCCAAATTCTTGCCGACCCACGATCGAGCATCCGGCAGTTTTCCGCACCATGCCCGATCGGTCTAAGATTTCAGCCAGCGTTCCCAGTTCCAGCCAGCGCATTAGTGCAGTTTCCGCATGATGAAAGGTAGGCCAGTAGATTGCTCGGTCTGGATGAGGCGGTATTCCAAATCCAGGCTGGTTTGAGAGCCAGACATCGACAAGCTGGGTACCGATACTAAGCTCATTTCCGGGATGATTACCTTACTGTGTTCGGTGCCGCCGTTGCCATAGCCGATCGCACTAAAAGCCACATTGCTAAGTCTGCGGAAAATCGCTTCTTTACCAATCGTTTCGGCCAGAGCAATGATTTTAACCACCTGGTAGGCCACCACCTTGCCAGCTTCACTGGGGTTAAAAATTAGTTTGTTAGCCGTGCGGTCAATCTTAAACTGCTTGGAGGTCAAAGCCGTGTTCAGAGTGGCTGGAGCGGCTTCGGCGTAGCTGAAATCATCACTGGGAGAAGCAGCCTGTACCGGAACTAAGTAAGCGGGTGGCCCCACTGTGGCCAACACATCCGCATCTAGGATTTCACCAGCAGCGTTAATCCGGGCTTGTTTAACCGTCGGGTCTTTGAAGTCGATCGAGGTGGCGGCACTCATCCCAAAGGCAATCTGCAAAGTCCGCCAGCTCACAGCTTCTATTTTGACTTTTGCCTTAAAGTTTTGTTCATTCAAGGCTGCACCCGTAATAGTGGTGACACCACCGCGCTGGGCTTTAGCGACCACCTCATTTGATTCGCCTTCGATCGCAAACTCCAGCGGCTCAGTAAAGAGCATCTGCACATCCGGATTGCCGTCATTGGTGATAAAGCCGAACTGACCAGCCCCATAAAAAATACCCTTAGCCATAATGGTTAGCCTCTAGAATCGTTGTGTAGTGTGAGTTGATTTGATAAATGGACTGGTACAGCCATAGTCCTTCAGCAAACTGCACTGGGGCGGTGTTGCTGTGGTACAGACCAGCGGAACTGTCGGCGCTGCCGGAGCCTAAGCCGGAGATGCCATTTCTGATGGCAGTAATTAAGCCCAGATGTTCACCGCCATAAGCCAGGTCAAAGACCCGCAGGGTTAGGGCAAAGCGCCAGATTTCCGGTTGGTGGTAGGTTCTGCGCCCCACCATGCCGCCGGGTGGGGCATCTGAACTAATACTGTCCAGGGCTACCCAGATTTGGTTTTCCACTACGGGTGAACCAATAATCTCTGGGTCGATCGGCATCTTCTCAATCACAAAATCTGGCAGAGCTGCCATCAGCCTGTCAATAATTTGGCCAGTGAGTTGGTCGATCGTCAGTTGAGACATCAGTAACCTGTTAAGTCGATACCTTCAGCTTTGCAGCCTCTGGCTTTAGCGCGTACCCCAGTGGTCGAACCAGCTAGGTCGGGTTGTTGGGGTAGTCCGGGCTGACCAAATTGGATTTTGCCCTGTGCCACCGCCTTCAGCCAGTCGTAAGTGCGATCGCAATCCGCCTGGCATTTTTCCCGAATACTTACGTTGTCCAGTTCACAGCGCATCAGCCGGATACAGTGCAAGCGCAGTGGCTCCAGGGCTTGGGGAATAGCGATCGGGATTTGGTAGCGTCCCATCAGGTAGCTATCAATTAGGCCGCTGGCGGCTTCGGCGGCAATGGTTAGGCGGTCAGTGTCGGGGGTTAGGGTTGTGGGGGCATTCCGGTTAGAGAGCTGCGCCGCTTCCTTAACGCCCACCACATTAATAAAATCTTGAGGTGTTGCGTAGGCCACGGTTATGCCCTCCGGCCTCTGATTTCATCGCCCTTCACCATCCGGCGGGTTTTTAGTTCATCGGCGCTGGTGGCTTGGGTGTTGATGTCGATTTCACCGTTGGGTAAAGAGGTCACCCGGTGTTCTTCATCTTTGCCCCGTGCCCGGACTGTATCGCCGTTGTACTCTTGCCCGATCGCAAATAACAGCTGTTTACCAGGTTCGATTAAGTTCCCGCTGCTGTCACAGTGCGCCACCAGGCCAAACATCACCCATTGGTCACCCATATCCGCCATTAGGGCATGATGGGAGCCTAGCGGGAGGCCGCAGGATGCATCTAAGACCTGGTAATAAGCGTGGGTGGCCAGTTGGTTGGTGGTTTGCATTAGGTGGCGGGTTCAGAGGGCGGTGTTTTAGCGGCTGTGGTGGTTTTAGCGGCTGTGGTGGCTGTGGTGGTTTTAGCGGCTGGTTCTGGTTCGGGGGGTGCTGGTTCTGGTTCGGGGGGTGCTGGTTCAGGGTCAGAGCCTATTTCTTCTACCAATCCCCAGCCAATGTACTGTCTGGCTGTGCCATCATCTAGCACTAGCTCAGTACCGATCGGGAGTCCTAAATCTTCAGTTATGGTGCGGACTTGCATAATTTATTTCCAGTAGGTGAACAGTAACAAAATCAAATTAACCAGCTAAAGAACTGACATTACTAAACAGATACATAGCTGTAGCCTGAGTGATTACCGCAGTCCGATTTGACACGGCTGGGTAATAGTAAGAACGGGTCATTTCGTCGTAATAGACAGGTTCAAACACCTTGATTTCGTCCCTAATTCCAAAGGTGTAAAGACAACTAGCTTGCCCCATATCCGCTTCGGGGTGGCCGTTAAAGCCGTTGGTCTCGCCATAGCTTTGCTCAGCGTCCAACATGCTGGACTTGTCGCCGAACTCGGCCACGTAACCCATCCAAAACATATTGGAATACATCTTTAAGCGCGGGTCAGTCAGCGGCGCACCTTCGGGGCGATAAGCGGCATTCCCCACCATCAATTTGCCCAGGCCGTAAGCCTCAGCGATCGCCTTTTCACTAGCGAAAAAGTTGTTGGTGCTGTTGGCATTGTTGGTGAAACGGTTACGGGTTTCGGGGTGCCGTTGCAGTGCCTTAAAAGCATTCAAAGAGCAGACCGTGATGTTTGGATAGAAACCCGTTTTATCAAAGATGGCGGTTCTGGCGATGTCAATATCTAGGGATGGGGTGGAAGTAGTACCCGCGCTCCACTGGGTACCTGCCAGCAAAGTGGTCTTGTTACCAACCGGAAAGTTCGCTGGGTTAGAAATTAGCTGACTAACCCGAAACTCCCGATCAAGGTCTAAGGCATAGTTGGTTTTGCGGGTGGCCTGTTGGTCGAGCGCCACGCCCGTTACACCCACTGCTCTAAGCGCTTCTTTGACCAGCTTGTAGGCGATCGCTTGCTCGGTGATGGTGGCAAATTCGGTACTAAAGTCCCAGGAGAAATGTTTGATGCGTTCACCAAAAGCCCGATCGACATTGAACAGCGTCAAGGCTGAATCATCAAAGCGCGGGTACTTGAAAACGTATTGGTCGGAGGGGACGATCGGGGCATAGTTATCAGCGATTAAGCTGCCGTTGCCCAGCCGCATAGCGAAATTGTTCAGCACGTAGTCGAACTTAGTGTCCGCTGCGTTCATGGGGATGCCCATATTTTTTTCCTTTAGTAATCGATTTTTTGGGGTCGGAGAGCGGAAGCTTACAGGGTGCCTTCGTTATGTACCAGAGCCAATACATAGGTATTAGGTAGCGCCACTGCTTGGGCACGAGCGTAAACCTTTTGTCCGGCGGCGGCTGTTGTCCAGCGGTTAGTAGCGTCCAGGGTTAAGGGTGTCCCCTTGTTTGTTCCAGCAGCGGTACCCAATAGCACTTCTACCAAGCCCCGGTTACAGGCTGGTACCCGTACTTTTTTGATAGCTCCGGTGGTGTTGGCCAGTTGGCTTTCTACGAGTACCCCAAAAAATCCCCCGGCTGGCGCGGTGTTTACGTTTGGGTCAGCGACGTTGTTAGCAATCCCAATTCCACGCGGCAAGGCAGCGGCTCCGATCGGCAGCTGAATATCAATTCCGTGGACTTCCATTTCACTGGCTGGCAGCGATACAGGCATAATCTCAATTCCCCTTTAGTGATTTTGTTCTAATTGCTGGCACTTTAAGCAGCGCAGGCTTTCATAGCAGCGGCATAACCAACGCTATTTTTCACCATGTAGGCTTTGATTTTTTTGTCCATGGCCATAGACTCGTCTTCGCCTTCATCACCGTCGCCATCATCAGCCATGGCAAATTCAGCTTGGGGGTCTTCGCCCAAGGGCACCACCTTTTTAGCGATCGCCTGGGCTAAGAAAGCCACGGCAGCATTGCCACCGCTCTTGGGCTGGGCAAATTCAGCACTGAAGCTATCAATGGGTACCAGGGCAAGCTTGGTAAATACATCCACCAGGCCAGCTTGGTCAGCGGGAGCGATCGCGCCTTTGGCTACCAAATTCGAGACGATTGGGAGTACCTGTTTACTGGCCTCAAACTGGGCTTCTCTAGCCGCAAACTCAGCTTCCTTAGCCTTAATTGCCTCTTCTCTGGCTCTCAATTCTTCTTCGTCCATGCTGGTACCTGTAATTTGGATAAATGAAACTTTTTCGCCTTGGCTGAATTGAGCAGTAGGCAATTTTTCTAAGGCCACCTGGTCGCTGCCAAAAAAGAAACCGACGTGATCGAATTCGATCCCATCAGTGCTGTTGGCTTTGTTGCCAGGTAAGCGAATCTTGGCGGAGATTTTGGGCTTGGTTTTGTTTACCAAACTTCGGAACCCGGCCTTAACTCCTTCGTAAGCAGCAGCCGCCACCCGTCCAGATGAGTCGATCGCTAGTTTGGTGACGTGGCCATAGTGTTCTTCATTGCTGGCAGGGTGGCCAATCACCAGCGGAATCTTGTGGCCAGATTCGTTAAAGTGCGCCACCGTCGCCACCAATTGGGCGCGGCTCACCGGAACAACCTGCTGATGATAATCAACATGTCGCCCTGGGTAAAAAATCTGGATGGGTTTTAAGCCGTTCACTGGTTCAATCACAAGACATAACTGTAATGATAATCCGAAACGAGAATGAGAATCGTTACTAAGTCAAAAAAAGGTGGTCGGCAAAGATGCGTTTGATTTCCTCTCGATCGGCTGGGTTCACACCTAAGAATTCCCGCTTTGGGATGTGTTTAGTACCCAGTTGATGAAACTTTGCATAATTGAGGCTGCTCCCGATCGCCAGTTCTGCCCCATCAATTTGGTAAGTGATGGTATCGCGCAAAGTAAAGGTGTCTTTTAAGATGTCGGTGGGGTTGGCTCTAGTACGCTTGTACAGTCTGGAGCCACCGCGTTTTTGTTTGCGGTTTTTGCTGCGTTCTTTGGCGCGGATGGTGGCCGCTGCTAAGGGTGCCCAAGCTGCCCCATTAGGAGTCTGGGAGAGGTCAAATCTACTGCGAGTTTGCAGTAGCATATATTCCCCGATCGCCCTTTGAGCTGGTCGGAGGTTTTGGGCTTGTGCAACCAATAAAGAGAGCCGCTTTACAGCGCTTTCACTGCCTGATACCTTGAGGTTAAATGCTGCCAACTTGCTACCCTATAGACTGCTAATCGTGCTACTTAAATCTAATGCCCGTTCTAGAGAAATAGCCAAATTCCTGGGAGTGAGCCAAAGTGAATTGCTAGATATTTTTAGCGACAGGCTGGGAAATGTACTACTAGAAATAGTACAAAAGGAATGCCGGAATCGGCCAACTAAGTTAGCGATCCGGCAGTGGCTATTATTTAATATATGCCCCGATCGGCGGCGAGTGTCTCACGCGGTGAAGGCGGCGCGGTACCGGGCGGGTCTGACCCAGAAGGAATTAGCAGCGCGGTTGGGTGTGAAGGCAGGGCTGGTGGTGAATGTAGAAAGATGTTTGGCAGTGAATGTGGAACGGGTGAGGGCGATCGCGCTTACGCTGCAAGATGTGAAATTGAATCAGTTGCTGTTTGAAATTGGGTGGATCGATCGCTTTTAGTACCTCGCTCCGTCAGGCAATTTTTCGGGCAAAATATCTAAAATTTCACTTCCTTCAAGAATTTCAAAAAGAATTTTGTTTGTTTTTAATGCGCAGTACAAGTCTAGGGGCGTAGTAGCATCACCAATTATGTGACCGTAGCAGCCACATAATTTTGAAATCCTGTCCCGCCACAAGTGAGCAGCAGGATAGCCTGTCCCTACTTGCTCAAACTTCAGTGGGGCGTTTTTGTCGGGGTGATCGGAATCAATCGAGACAATTATTCCAGCTGGCAAAGCTATCTTAAACATAATTAAGATCTCTGTTTTTTTAGATATTTAATTGTCAATTTAAAATGCTCTTTATCGGCATTCCACAGATGTAACATATTTTCTGGTGAATCAAAATGCTCAAACCCTACCGAAAGAACCTCTGTGAAAGAATCTTCGTAAATTTTACCCACATATTTATCAACAAAATGATCAGGGTAAAATTTTTCCTCATCAGGGTGATCCCAACCATAAATTTCTCTGCCTGTTTGAAGCTCCCCAGTTGCTCTTGATTTCAGCCAATCGTTGCTTTCCTTTGAACCATATTCTAATTCCGCAAAATGAGCCATTTCATGAAAAATTGAGCTTTTACTAGCATCACCCACATTAATCCTACCTAATTCAAATGTCGCGGTAGGGCGACGGCCAGAATAAACAAATTCCCTCAAGTGATTAGCACCACCACCATTAGTTAGCTGGAAAAATTCAACAGCACTTTCTCGGATTTTATTTCGGGATCTATCAACATTCATGTCAATTTTTCCAACTAATTTCATCGCCTCTTCTTGAGCCATCCCTGTATCAAGCAAGTTTTGGCGCAGTTGCTCCATTATTTCTTTTTTTCTTGGCGTTTCCTTTCGTTTTTTATTCCTGGCATAGATCTCATCAATCTGATCTATGATTTCATCGCTGTTAGACCCTGGGGAATTTAGCTTAGCCCAAAGCTCTTTAGTCGATTCTATTTCCTGTTTTTCTAATTCTTCGATCAGGTCATCTATGCTATCGGCTGCTCCTGTTCTAAGTTCGTCCTCTTGCAGATGCCAACGAGAATTATTAAGTACATAAGTTTTTCCATTTAAAATTTTGGTTTTGCCTTCAGGAATTTTGGCAAACTTGGCATCTACATACAAACTGCCCCGCATCGCATCCTTCAAAGTCCGATCGACCTTCAACTGGTCAATTTTTTGCTCAATGTCGTCCCGATACAAAAAGCCTTCGTCTGGCTCTAGGTCAAATACCGAGAGCTTACCGCCGTTGCGTTCAAAGTCTCGCGGGGAAAGGCTGAAATACTGGCAGGTGCAACCAAATCCCGATGGTAGCGGCACCGTCACATCTTCAATTTTAAATATTTTGCGATCCATGGCTAAATGCTCTGGTCTAGGGTCAGAGCTATTGCCATGTCGCCATTGTAGATATGGGCGATCGGTAGCAGTTTCTTGCATCTGTTGCCAGCGCCCTAGACCGTAAGCTTGACGGATGTTTTGGTCATAAATTAATTGCGCGCGCCATGCCGATCGACCAGCCCAGCGATCGGATACTTTGGCAAACCGGGTAATAAAATCTTGGGCAGATTCCCCGGCTTCGATCGCTCTGCCCAAGGTGTCGTGGATGTCTTGGAGCAAAGCACCCTTAGCAGCGGCTACGGTGAAGTTAGCCAGCTGCTGGGTGCCTTGGCCATCTACCCAAGTGTCGGTATCTAGCCCGGTTTTCTGGGCGAAATAGTCGATCGCTTCTTGGGGTGTTAGCTGGTCATTTTGGATCTGAATCGGCATTTTTCAAAGTGATATCTTCAGTGGTATCCTGACTACTCAAATTCGGCCTCAAAATACCCTTGTAAACCAGCTAAGGTCAGGTGTTGATTCACTTCTTGGGCAAATTCAGCACTTTCTAGCTGGGGAAACATTTCAAAGATCGCTTCTTGAGCTGTGCCCAAATCATCGGCGGTGAATATTACATCCTTAATCTGGTCGAGCCACTTGCTGAACTGAGCATCACCGACGTTTTTGAGGCTGGCAATTACTGTTTCTTGGCCTTCGGGGTACTTCTCGAATTTGGCCTCTGGCTCTTTCACTTCACCGTAATTGGCCAGCTTAATAGCCACGCCAGTATCGGTGATTTTGATGGCCAATACTTTGCCGCCATCTTGCCCGATCGCGATGATGTCACCGTTATCGTCAAATTTGGCGGCGCGAATGGCTTCCATCCCGTCACCATAGGGTGGGGATTCACCAGGGGCGGCGGGGTTGTTTAAAAAGTTGAGAATGGCTGGGTAGCGATCGGGCGTGATGGTTTCGGGCATGGGGTTTAGTTGGTTTTTGTCTTGGGCTGGTCGGTTTTGGTTTCCGGCAGCATTGAAGGATCAGAGTCTGGCGTTGTAGGTATTTTGTAAACACCATCTTTAAAGCTGTCATCTAAAATAAAGCTGCCATCCGGCTGAAATCCGGTCTTTGTTTTATTGGTATTCATGTTCTTTCCTGGTGTATTTGGCTCCGATTAAATCGGCATAAGAAGTCGCTAAATCGTGCCAGTAGTCTGCATTCATTTTATTCTGAAGCTTTTGGAATTCTTCTGGTGAATCCATTTGCTGAGAGTTATAAAGCCTCCGGCCACCTTGATGTTGCTGGGTAGCTTCAATCGTCGCAATCATTTTCTTAGCTGCCGAAAGGCTAGGCCAGCCATTGGGTGGACGCAAAATCGAATGTATGTATTTCCGGCTAATTGCTCTAATTTCACTTAGATCAGCACCCACCGCAATCTCCAAATCATCTCTACTAAAAGAATTGCCACCACTACGAGTGTCAACAGCTTCAAAGTTCCAGCCGTCTGGGTGATTGTGGCTTAAAATGCCTGATGCCATCTGATTGACTTCTTCACTCGTGAAAGCGACTTGATCACTAGTTCCGTCTTTGGTGAAAGCTTTTTGACCGCGAAAATCCACCACCATGGCAGATTCAAAAGACTGCTTATATTTTTCTCTCTCAAAGGCATGAATAGCGGCTATTCCTGTCAATTCTTTTGATTGATTTACCGATTTTTCAAACTGGGCATACTGACCATGCGGCTTTTTTAAAATCCCCTGATCGGGATGATAGAGAAAATCATGAATTTGCAGCTGGCTACTGCCTGCGCTGATTTTGATAGGGGAGTGGCTGACTTGGTAAGACTCCGCCGGGGAATCATAATTGGTGGTCACGCCGCCAGATAATACCGCCGAGCTACCAGCGCCAATTTGAACCCGGTGGCCGCTGCCATCTGTTGTGATTTTAATGGTCTGGGGCGACCTGGTAATCTTCATGTCCCCCAAATCCAATGTATTTCCAGACTTGGTGATTTCGTGGCCACCATCTACCATTTTTAATGTGTAGGGTTTGGTTTTGGCAAGAGACTCCATCAGCTCTTTACGGGCTTGGCGATCTTCAGACCTGGTGATTTTGTCTTCTGCTGCTGTTTCATCGCGATCGGCTTTTTCTAGGTTATTTTCCAACAGTTCATCTGTTTCAGTCGATCGCCAACGGCTGTCTTTGAGATAGTAACTCTTGCCCTTAATTGTTTTGGTGGTACCTTCGGGGATTTTGGCAAATTCGGCCTTTTCTAATTCTGGTAGCAGGGTAGTCGCTGCAAAGTTAGCCGCCGTTTCTCTCAGGATGATTTCTAAATCTAAGGCCATCAGTATTTACCCCCTTTGATAATCTCGGCTACCTGGCTGTATAGCTCTTTTTGTACCGCTGCCTGTTTCTCACCACCAGCCACCCGCAGAGCGGCGGCGTTCAGTGCTTTAGCGATCGGCCCCGAAGCATTTTTTAAACCATCAAAAACACCCATAGCTACAGCGGAATCATCGGCGATCGCCTTAGATGCTGCCGAGTCAATTTGGTTATTGCCCCGCGCCAATTCTTGAGCCGATTTACTCTTAGCCACCAGGCCAAAAATCCGCTTGTCTTTGCCCAGCTGGGAGCGGATGCCAGCCGCTAAACCAGCCCGTTCGATCGCGTTGGTTTTGGTTTCAAAGCTACCGCCAAATAAATCGAATTGCTCAACTTGCTGGGTACTGCTGGCCTTCACCCCAGCGACTAGTTCCGCCAACACTCCATCATTTAATTTTTTGCCCTTTTTCTCGCTGAGTTTGTATAGGTCGCGCTGCTGCTCTGGCTTCAGTCCAGCGTCCCCAATAATGGCGGCGCGTGCTTCGCTGAGGTCGCCCATCACGACTTTTTCAAACAAAGTCGGTTCCAGTTTCGCGATCGCAATCCCTTTTTGAGCAATCTGTTCGCGCATTGGGATGCCCTTAGCCTTCAGGTCAGCTTCACTTAATCCGGTATCTCGGAAAAATTTAGCTGCGTCCAAGCCAGTGCCCCGGCCTTCGGCAATGTTGGTTAAGGCTCCGATCGCTCTGGCGTGGGCAGCGTCAGGGGCATCGATTACCCTGGCCGTTATCTTCTCAGCTCCGGCTCGGTTAGCCAGTGCTAGCCGGTTGTGGCCATTGATTACATAGAGTTGTTTATCAGCGGGGTCCCGCCAAACCTGTACCACCCCGGCTAAGTTTGGATCATAGGTGCTGACACCAGATAAGCTGCCAACTTCCCCAGTTTTGGTATGCTCGCCAATTAGTTTGTATTGGAAACGTTTGGGATCGGCCTGAATATCTTTGGCATCAATTTCACCCACAAAACCCGGTTCTACTTTCAGCGCTGCTGGGCGCTGCTGGGCTTCGGCTAGGTCGGCTTTTAGTTTAGCTATCAGCGCTTTTTGCTTTTCACTAGCATCCTTATGGCAGGTTTTGCCACCACTGATACAAACTACCCCACAGCTAATATTTTGAGGTTGGCATTTAGCCTTTTTCTTAGTCGCGCTGGTTTTCTTTACTGCTCCACCACGAAATTCTGCACTTTGGAATTTTTCCAGCAGCATTTCAGCCACTGGCAACAAAGGATCTTCAGCAGCCGCAAACTTAGCATTATCTAGCGCCGACTGTGCCGTCGGCGCGTCTAGTGGCGGCGCTGGCTCACCCGCTGGTTGCCCTAGTGCCCCTTCCCCACCACCCAAATTCTTAGTAATCGCCTCGATCGACTTATCCGGCCAACTTGGAAAAGCGCCCTTAATCATCCCAAATACTAGTTCTGGCTTCCAGCTACCCTGCTGGGCATTAGAGACGATCGACACCAGCGCATTGACCTGTTCACCATTTAGCTGAGTGAGCGCGTCATCAGCTTCGGGAATCTCATAGTTATCACCATATTTCTGGGCGATCGCATCAGCTTTTAATTTAATCCCCAGGCCAGACAGCACTACATCGGTGTCGGCCTCGGCCTTGATGTCCTTGCTCTCGAAATTCCGCCACACTTTGGGAATGGCCGCGCCGGGAAAATTCCATTCGGTGAGGTATCTCGCGATCGACTCATTGAAAGTCTGACACATCACATCGGAAAGCTGCTTGGCAAAAGCCAGCCCGATGTCTTGGTGTACTTCCGCTTGGGAGCGCGATGACCCATTATCAGTGGTCATGGTTTGACCATTGATGATTTTACTAATGGCTGCGTTGCAGATATCCACCATTCCCTGGTAGTCGCTGCCGCCTGCTCGGGCTGCTTCAATCAGCTTAATTTCGGTGCCTTCCGGGCTGGATGTCCAGTCATCTTCACCAAAGGCTTCTAGCGCTTTTTCCAGGGCTTCAATATCGTCTTCTTGGCTACCTAGTGGGTAAGTGCCATGGCGATGGGGTTTAGCATATTTTTCGAGGAACAGCACCCACCAGCGCATTCCTTGCCGCTTAAAAAAGGTTGGCCAGTATAACCAGTAGGCCAAGCCCCGCCCGTTGGGGTCATCTACCGAGTCACCGCCGATCGAGAATGTCCAGTATTTGTTAGGTAGCAGTTCGCCGCCGTTATAGTTCCGGTTGTTGCGCCAGCGGATTTCATTTTCATAAGTCCATAAAAATCTTTTCCGACTTCTGACCAGCAAATCTTTTAAGACCACCCGATCGCCTGATAGCTCATACATGGCTTCAGCTACACTAAAGCCCCAGAACTTACCCGCCGCCATCTTGGCACAGCGATCGTCAAAGGGAATATTCGTTAATTGCTGTTTGAGGTCTTCAGCGGCTTGGATATCGATCGGCTGGTCACCACCGGGCAACACCATGATTTCCCGGCTGATGATTTGGCTAATTAGTTGGCTTAAACCTGCTTCTACCTGGTCGTCTTGACGGACTGGCTCATAGAATTCTAAATTCCCTTTGCCCTTTCCTTTGAGGATCGGGTCAGTGCTGCCCAGTACATATTTATCAAGATAGGCACCCCAGAAATCAGCTCTTTTGGGGGTCTGCTCTTTGTTGATGACAGCTCTAGCGATCGCGGGCGGTATCGCTGCTTTCTGCTGTTTTTTGGCTTTAGATTGGGTCTGTGCTGGCATTGGTGGCGGTGCCCTGGGATGGCTTAAGTTTAGCAGGTTGGTTAGTTGTTAGTACCCGGCGTACTCGTTTTTTCGCTCTTTCTGGCGGCGACCACTAGCTCGAACTACTGGCAACGCATCACCCGCGCCCAGGGCTTTATACACAGCCAGGGTCAAAGCCGAATATTCATCAGCGTGGCCACCATTACGGCGCTCGGCTACAAACCTAATATTCCCGCTGGCACTGACAACACGCACCACCGATCGCAAGGCTTCTTCTATGCGTTCAATCTGCTGGGCAGCGCGTTGGTCACTGGGCATCGGTGGCAACAATAGCCGCTTCTGTTCTAGCTCGGCCTTAGTCTGGACGGCCATGGCATTTTTATTATTGAGGTTAAAAATCACGCCTTCTACGCGGGTAGAGCCATATTTTTTAATATATTTCTCAGTGCTGGCTTCCCCCATGCCGCCCTGGTCGATCGCCATGCCTTCAAACTTATATTTCTGGTACAGGCTATCAATCACGCCTTCTTGCTCTTCAAAGTCCGCGCCTTGCAGCGTCACCACCTCCACCGTCCGCATCATCCGGCCATCTTTTTGCAGCACCCAAGCCACCCACCGATCGCCCCTTAAACCAATATCATTACCTAAGAAAAATCTGGGCTTCAGGGTAGATATTTGATTGATACTCATCCGGGCTTTGCTGCCATCGATCGAGCATTCTGGCGACCTAGCTTTCACCAGTAGTCCACCAGTCAGCCACTGGGTCACACCATCGACCCATTGCAGCATCATTTCTCGTTCCCACTTGTCGGAGTCGGACTGCTCTTTCTCCCGATCGACATCATACAGCCGCCCTTCGGCCACAGCATCTAAGATGTTGACGATCGACTTACTCCACAGTGGCCAGCCTTTATAAACTTTCTCGTTGTGCACCAGCTTGTAAAACTGATTATCCCGATCGCCCCAGGGCGTACCCGAGACAATCATTTTAAATATCCCCCGCGTACAGTGGCGCAGGGCTTCATACATCTCCTTCCCGTCACTATGATGAGCCGCTTCATCCCACCAGACATTGGCCGTATAGCCCCGCGCGGCGGCTGGGCTGGCAGCCTGTGCCATAATCCGCTGGCGACCAATTCTAATTAAAAAGCGGGTGAAAATTTCCTTGCCGTCTGGTGTTCTAATTTCTTCTTCAATTACCCCAATCTCTTTCCCCAAAGCAAAAAAGACCTTACACCACCTAGCCACCACGTCGATCGCTTCTCTTGCTTGGTCTCTGGTGGCGCTGGCAATTAACCAGCTCTCAGTCTGGCCTTTGGCTTCACTACGAAAGGTTTCTAAAGCAATCTTGGCGGCAATTACAAAGGTTTTGCCATTGCCCCGCGCCCACTGCACCACAATATCGCGGTTATTATTGGCAATTAATTCCCGCTGGGAGGGTCGAAAAAACTGAAGGCTAGGGGTCATCAACGGTGGTAACGGCCACGGGTTCAAATTCTGGGTCGTAGGGCAGTATTCCTAACATGCCCTCAATTTCTTTCAGGAATTCTGGGGTGATTTCGTTGCGGGCTTCTTCTTTTTCGCCAGATAACTGAGATTTCCGGTAGGGCAGTTCGATCGCGGCCTTGGCTACCAATATCTGGGCACGGACTAGATTCCCAGTGGTGGTGGATAAGGTGTTTTGGGCGTTGTTGCACCAGGAAAGTAACTTTATCTTACTTTCTTGGTCTGCGTCCTGGGCGGTGCTTTCTAGCTGCTGTGCCATTTCTTTACTTAGGCTAGTCACCGCTGCCCATTGTTGTTCGATCGCACTCATCGCCATGGCCTGGTCGATCGCCATGTCCGTGCGGGCACTGGCTAAGATGCTGGCTTCTTCTTGCCCAGCCAAGTAACTATTAACTTTGCTGCGATAAATCAGCCGCGCTTTATCTACTGTTTCCGGTGCAATTACCTCGCCACATTGTTCCGCCACTGCCGCGCAAATATCGGCGGTGGGCTGACGCTGTGCCATCAACGTACAGATAAGCCGCTGGGCTGCGATCGAGAGAGATGGGAATAGTGGCTCAGACATAATTCTGACCTATTATAGGTTTAACCCTTGAATCCTTTATAGTATGCCCCAGCCTGAACTATTGCTAAACGCCGCCCGGTTTTATAAGCAGTTGCCCCACCAAGACCAAGCCTTCCAGTGGCTGAGTGCTAATACCTCCGAAGAGTCTTTGAACAGGTTCCGGGCAATGTTTAGTCCACCCCAGGCAGCCAACCAAGATGCCACGGTCATTCAAGATACAGCCGCACCCGGCTTGCCCGCGATCGTACTAGACCAACTAACGCGGCTGAAGAGCTACTGCAAAAATGGCGCTACACCAAAGTTAGATATCGGCACCACCTATTATTCCCAGCGCGATAATTACACCATGGGTGGCCGGACTTGCAATAGCAGCAGCTCGGCGATGTATTTGGACTGGCTCAGAAGGTCTACTGGCCAAGCAGCTCTGGGTGGCGATAACGAGTATTTGCGGCAGGTACTGGCGATCGGGGATACCATATACCACGAAAACCAAACGGCAGTGATTGCTAAATATGGGTTTAAGACCCGCTGGTTAGATGTGGACGCGCCTGGTGAGAAGGATTTCCAGCGGGTGAATGATTTGGTAGATGCGGGCTTCCCAGTACCAATTAATATTTTGCACCGGGGTTCTATTAACAGTCCCAGAGGTGGTCATATTGTGGTGATTTGTGCCCGTCGCCAGTCGGAAGGGACTTATATTTTGCAAGACCCTTACGGGACGTTTAGCAGCGGCTATACCAACGAAAACGGTAGATACAGCCTGTTTAGTCCCAAGGATATGCGGGCGCGGTGGCAGGGTGGCATGAGGGTTTTGGCTTGAGAAAGTGCTTTAATGCAATTCCGATTCAGAGTGCAAAACTTTAGTCCTAACTGCTGAACCGTCGAGCCTTCGTCAAAACATGCTGGGAAAGTGTTTTAATGCAATTCCGATTCAGAATTTGTCTAGATATCAACTAAAAAAAATGATTGACCAAGAAATATTGAAAGCGGCGGCGTTGAGTGCGATCGCTCAGTGGAAAACCGACAAAATGCCCGGTGATGCTTGGTTTCGGCTGGGCAAACCTACTCCGCTTTTAACAGAATTGCCGATGCGGATTACTTTTATCGGAATGCTCGGGAACCACTTTGTGTATGCCTTTCACGCTCAGGACACTTTGGATTTTGTGCAGGCTTGCGAAGCGCGGGAGCAGCTGGAAAGGTGCCTAGAAAAAACGCCCCAGATGTACCGGAGCGGGTAAAGTATTCAGGAGTTTTTTTCTAAGCGACTAATTCTTCAGCTGGAGCCGTTTCGGTGGCTTCTGGGTCTACCATCAAGGCTTCTACATCAACAGGTTCTACATCAACAGGTTCTAGCAAACCGTCGATCGCACTTACTACCGCTTCAGCGGCGGCAGCTCCTTCGCCAGTTTCTAGCTCGGCTAATTCCGCATCAAGTTTGGCCGCTGCGGCTTCCGCTTCAGCTTGTTCAGCGCTATTGTCTGCCGCTTCGGCTGCTACCGCGTCAGCGATCTGCTGTTTGAGGGCAGCATTTTCGGCCTTGCAGTTGGCTAATTCCAATTTTTGGGCGCTGAAGGCCAGCACCAATTTATCAATTTTTTCGTAGAGAGTAGCCATACTTGGAGAGCAGATTTAGGGAATAAAATAATTATACTTAAGTCTACCCAAACCGATGAACAGAATAAACGCTACAGAATGGCTAGTGGGCTACAACGTAAAGGATAGTGTCACAAATTTAGCGGCGGTGCTGTTTGCGATCGGCTCCATTGTGGCGGTCTGCACCAGTAATAATGTGATGCCTAAAGAGTGGGAGAAATATGGTCAAAGCGCGATCGGGATTAGCGGCTGTTTGGGCTTGGCAGTATCGGGTAAGCGGGGCGATTTGCGAGGTGGTCAGGTGGATGAACCTCGGCTTTAGATTTAGCGCCGCCAGCCTGAAACATAGCCACCACGGCCACCGCGATCGCTGCCCAAAAGCTGGCAGCAATGATGTTCATTCGGCTGGCAGCGGATTCTTGGTTGCGCTTAACCACGGCCAGGTCGGTGAATACTTGGGGTAAGCTGGCCACTTGGTCACTGATGTTCGATCGCCAGCGCGATTCGCTGTTAACCTGTTGTTCCAGCTTGTTGATTTGCTGCTGGTAAGCTTTCATCTCCGCAGCGAAAGCGGCCAGTAGATCGTCATGGCGCTCGGTGTAATCAGCTGCCCTGGACAGGGCGATCCTGATTTCGATTAGTTCGTCTCGGCTGAATTCCACCAACACTAGGCACCTGCGCAAGTTTATGGTTAATTATACCCAGGACTTTTGCCAGCTGAGATTCAAAAGCTTGTCGCTCTTTTTTGCACAGGGAGTGATTCAACATAGTAGGCACCTGGGGTTTTATCTCAGGGTAAATCAAAAAGGCGATCGACTAATGTGTTCGATCGCCTTTCTTTGGTTTTTGGTTCAAGGCAGATTGCCAAAAAACAAGACTTTGCCAAAAGCCAGCAGCAAGCCGCCGACCACTGTTACAGTCAAACCCACGGCCACGCCACGATTCAAGAATTCTTTGGTGGTGATGCGCAGGTCGAGGTTTTTGGTTTTTTCCTCGAATTTGGTATCTAGGGCTTTAAGTTCCGATCGCAGTTCCCTGATATCGCCTTTCAGGTCTGCTTCTACAGTTTTAAGTTCCGATCGCAGTTCCCTGATATCACCTTTAACATCAGTAAAACCCACTCTGACTTCTTCTTTGAGGTCAGAAATCTGTTTTTGGGTGTTCAGGGTGAGATCGGATATCTGCTTTTGAGTAGCAGCATTGCCAGCAGTGATTAAATCTTTGAGCTGCTGGAGGTCGGTATCGGTGATAGTAGACATATGTTAAGGTTTTGCTAGGTTGGAATTAGTCGATTTGGTAGTCAGATTCTAGCGTTTAACTTAAATCTTGCTCAATGAAGCCCTGGCGGTTAGATGCCAGGGCTTTTTAATTTTAGCGCAGGCCGTATTCTAGGCCGCTTGCGATCGCTCGAAAGAATCCACTAGGTCAAACCGAGATTGCAAATCTGCCACCCCAATTTCCCACTGGTCGCGTGTCCAGTTTGGGCTAGCCACTCCATGCAGGTCGATCGCCCATTGAGTTCGATCGCCTCCGGAGATTTTGCATAGTTTAAACAGTTTTTGCACCTGGGCTTTGAAGGCAGCAATTTCTTCAGCTCCGGTCTCGGCATATTCCGCTTCTACCAGTTCGGCAATCGGTTCTGATGTGATGTCTACCGCTTCCATGGACGGCTGATGGTTGGCATCAGGAGCGGCGGCAAACACGCCGGGGAAGGCCATCCGCAGGGCTAAGGATTCGGCACATTTGGAAATCATTACATCTGGCATCTTCTCCCAGGTGGAGGTCAGCTTGCCTTCTTTGTTGGTCTGTTTGTAGCTGTTAAATTTAGCCACCGCTACAAATGGCCGATCGCATCCCTTCACCCAGACTTCTGCTTTGGCCGCTGCTGGGGTGGCTTCGGAGAGCCAAATATCTACCCATTGGCCATCTTGGCCACACCAGCTAATCGCGGTGCAAAGATGCCGACCAGTGCGCGCCGCCATGACGCGGTGGCCGTCAATGCTAATCTGGATGGTCATTTTAGACTCGTTGGTCTTGGTGGCGGCGTTCCACTGGTTGCGCTTAATGGCATAAATCTGGCGGTTAAAGGGGTCGAGTCCGGTCTGTTTGCAGACCAAACCGAACAGGGCTAGTTCATCGTCGGTGCAGTTCTGGGCGATTTGCTGTTTGATGAGTTCAACTTGGGATTCGTCCCATTGGCTGGTGTATACGGCTAAATTTGTCATGGTTTTATTTTTAGTAAAGCTGCTGAAATTAGCTCCAGCAGCAAGTTTTCAGGTTATTTTGAAGTGAGTTTAATAGTATTAGACCATAATAGGATTAAGGTCTAATTGGTTAAGAGGTGGTGCCCGTGCGCTGAGGTTTGGCATTAATCAACGCCAAGGTCTAAGGATGCGTAGAGAGCGTCGGTGACGGCAATAAAATTTTCTAGCTCGTCGTCGTCAAAGATTAATGACAGGGCGGCACTCGCCAAGCCCATATTGCAAATCAAGAACATTTCGGATTCGCTGGGTTTGTCTATATCTGTTCTCAAATTAAATTGCAGAAGTCTTTCAGCGATCGCCCGATCGGCCAGCTTCCTTAAACCAGCTCTTTCGGAATCTGTTAAATCTTGAAATTTTCGCATTTGTTTTGGTTGTTTTTGGTTAATAGGTGATCGACTCAATAGCTCTTGTTGCCACCAGTGGGACAACGCTGTCCCCGATCGCTCGCACGTCATCGGCTGACCTGCCCGACCAGAATAAACCGTCTGGGAAGCCTTGCAGTCTGGCTAGTGCGGTTGTATTAATTGACCTAGCAATCTGCTCCTGTGGGAACCAGATGTCTAAATATTTGGTGCGACTACCACCGTGGCCATCGTCGGCCAAGTGGGCGCGAATGGTGCCGATCGGGAAGTCGGCTGGCCAGGTTTTGGGAGCATCGCGATAGCCGATTCGCTCTACTATCACTGGGATTTGGGAGAGTTGCACCGATTTTTGTTGAGCCGGGGTAAGCATCGATGCTGGGAGGTTGGGAATTAGATCTTTGATTGCCTCAAACCAGCCTAAATATGGTTTAAGTGCTTCACGTTGGCCTGAGGTCTCCTCAGACCCTTGCGTGGCGCGTAGAAAAAGGCCGTGGGTTTTAGCGATCGGGTGAATGGTCCCATTCTTTACTGCTCTGGCCAAGAATCTGACCCGAGAGGTGGCCGCGCCCAGGTCGGCGGCGTTGTGTTTGCTAGCTTGGACGGTGTAGCCGTTGTGCCAAAGATTGGCCAGAATAATCCGCCAGCTTTCGGAGTTGGCATAAGATTCGACATTCTCTAGGACGATCGCACCGGGCTGTAATTTTTTGATGAATTTGGTGATGTGGTTGGCAATTGAGATGTCGATCGCATTCTCAGAACCTTTGGGGTTGGCGATCGAGAAGCTGCGACAGCTGGGTGATAAAAGTAGCAGGTCTGGCCGTTCAAATTTGTGCGGTTTGCAGTCTAAGATGTTGGCCACGGTAATTTGGCCTAAGTTCTGGCGGTAGATTTCGGCCACTTTGGGATTTAGCTCGATCGCGCCGATCGGAGTGTAGCCAGCGGCGACGGCACCGTGAGTATAGCCGCCTGCGCCAGATTGGAGGCTTAAGACTGTTTTCAATTGGTGATAAGCTCCAGTATTTTGGCAATCTGTGGGGTTGGTTGGTTGTGCAGTTCAGGGTTTTCAATCTCGGCAATGATGGCCAGCACTCGATCGCGCTGGGCAGCTGGCCACTGAATAGCAGCATCACCTAGGCCGATTTTCTTACTGCCAGAAACAATCATCTTGGCCACTTTGGGGCTGACGGTGCCAGCTACTAGGGTTTTAATCAGGGCGGTGGCTCTAATTTGACCTGTAACATCTACCGGGTAGAAGTGGTCATCTAGGCTGGTCTTGGGGCGAATGGGCATCAGACTAATTTCTTCATCGGCTGCCGGGAGGCCAGAGCCAGCGGTCTGAAGTCCGGTTAGCCACTGCTGGTGGAGTTGCCTAGTAGTAATTTCGTTGGCGTTGGCTATGGTTCTTACTCCGCCAATTTGCCGAAGGGATGCGGCAGCGTAGCCGCTGATGGTGATTGTTTCGGTTCTGCCTGTGGCTACTGCCATGATTCTTTCCCAGTCGTCGGTGGGGTTAATGCCTGCGACGGCTTGGAGTAAGTCAGAGGGTTTGGGGAAGCGATCGGTGGCGCAGCTCCAAAATGATTCTTCAAATTGTTTCTCAGAGACCGAGTTTATGCAGCCAATCCACCCTTTTAGTAAAGCTTCAGAGTAGGGTTTTCCATGTACTTCACAAGCCGATTCTAAGTAGCTTTTCAAAAGTTCTTTATCAATCATTTTAAATATCCTCATGCTCTAAATAAATGTCGTATTCAGGGAAGTAGTAATTAGCCCAATCTTTTTCTACTTGGGTAATCTCTTCGCCAGCTTTTGCTCGGCGTGATAAATCTTTCCAATCCATTCGCGCCCAAGCTCTTTTTGTGGGTTTTCCATCTAGGCCGCAGTATGTTTTTTCGGCTGAATCTTGGGTGATTTTTATGGCTGTGCCCACCATTTCTTCTTGAGGTTTTGACCGCCATTTGTCGGCATATTTCAGCACCCGATCGGGGGAGTCTACCAGCCAAGGCAGGTTTCTATTTCCAAACCCTGGTGTGGTATGCCAGTCCGAGCTACTGACCCAGAGGGTGGCGCTGGCGATTACCAGCAAGAATTCTTCTTCAGGATTGGGCACCTCGTCGCTGACTAGCCGCCGGAATATTTTGTCCAAACTCATGTACAGAACACTGCTGGGAGACTGCGGGGCGGTACCCCAGCTAGAGTGACGGGCTTGGCTGTAGGCCGCGATCGCTTGGTCTAGTAGCGGTTTACGGCTTTTCCAGCTGCCAGAAATCTTGAAGCGATCGCCCAGTGGATCTGCTCCGCCGCTAAATCGGGCTGTAAGACCGCTTGAACTTGGGCTAATAGGTTTTGGTACTTCGGCAGGGGTGAAGGCGGCTTCTACCCCCGAAATTTTGGCGGCGGCTGGCGGAATATTTGTCTCTTCAAGATTTGAATTGCTTGTAGAGGATTTCTGGGTTGTTTCTGCTGGGCTGCTTAGATTTTGTTCTGAGTTCCGGAAAGTCTGTGCCTGTGTGCCTATGGGTTGGCTCGGACAGTCCTGTAAGGCTGTTTCCGGTTCCGGATTCTGGTAGGTCGTTGCTTTGCGAAGCGGCTCTATGTCGGTATCTTGCCCTCTGTCAGTGGCTGTTTCCGGATTTTCCGGTTCAAAAGATTTTGAATCACATAAATACCCGCGCGCGCCTTCCGGATTCGTGTTTCGTGGATCTAATTCTTCTTTATATAATTCAGGGGATCTAATTTGTGGATCTGTGTGATCTACCCCCGGATCTGTGTGATCTACCCCCGGATCTGTGTGATCTACCCCCGGATCTGTGTGATCTACCCCCGGATCTGTGTGATCTATGTTCGGTAGCTCACGCAGATCTACCTTTTTTGATTCATCCGTACTAAAGACCCATTCGCTGGGCGGAGTCAATGTATAAAGAGCTGTGGTTCCTGGTCGCTTGGTTTTCTTGATGAGATTTTTTGATAACAAACTCCGAGAAGTTCGCTTGATGGTTCCAGCACTCATCTTGGTTTCGATCGCCATGTGATCAATCGATTCCCAACATTTTCCATCTACCGATCCCGCTCGTTTCATGATTTGCGCGTACAGCTTAAATTCATGTGGAGTTAATAAATTTACTAACTCGGCATCAATTTGCACAAAAGGGCGACAAGAATCGTTTCTAACTTCTCTTTTGCGACCTTGATAATTTGGATTGCTTCGATTATTTCTTTCAGGATTAGACATTTTCAAAATTCCATCTAAATTGATTAATTTCTTGGTCAAACCGAGTTGCTTAAAATCCACACATTTAAAAGTTTTGCAGTGGATTTATTAGCACTCGGCCAAAATACTTAAAGCTGCTGTTTCAGCCTTATGGCGCAAGACGCGGGGCATCTTGCGCGTTACCGTCAGAAAAGAGATTTGTCGATTAGTTTGTTTAGTTGCTCGTCGGGCAACGTTGACAGATAATCAATGCGATCGCGGCATTTGGCATCTCTTTCGGCAATCTGTTGCTGTCTTGTAACCTTTGATGTGACTTTTGGTGACTTATCGCGCATAATGGGGTTACACCTGCTTTAGCGATACTTGACAGCACAACAGGCCATACCAGTTTTGCGGTGGCACATCACCACTCGCTCTCTCGGTGGTAGGAACCCGGTAAAAGGCACGAAAAAAGCCCAGCAGGTATACTGCTAGGTAATGAAATTGTTGCTTTGTAATCAGCCGGTCGGGAGTTCGAGTCTGTCCACCAGCTTTGAATGTTTTGATTTTTATTGGGAGGTTATTGATTTTCATAATTTGAAATAAGAATCCCCCGTTTTAAAGCGGCGGAGTGCGTCAGTTAGAGTGGCCGATCTTTAAGCTTGCTGGCTATCAGATGATCGGCTTCTTAATATATTTATAACACGGTATGCCCGTGCAGACAAGTACTTGCTAAAAAGTTTACTTTCTTGGCATCTACAATATGACCGTGCTAGGCTTAAATTAGTTTAATAGATACTGTAACTTATGGAAAGTACAAAAAATAACCCTAGATACAAGGGATTAACATCTTATAAGAAACCCTCTGATGCTACTACCGACGAGCCAGCCAGGAAGGTTACAGTGTCTCTTTATCCACTGGCAATCAATCAGTTAGAGGGGCTAAGAACGATGGTAGGAATGGAAGGCCGATCGCAACTAGTTCGTGCTGCCCTTGCATTTGCAGATAATCATCAATCAGAATTCATTGAATATTTGGCCGCTGCCAACTCCGAAGTAAAAGCTGGGTAAAATTCAGCCAAGAAAATTTAGAAAGCCAAGCTGAAACCGCACCAATCTTGTGATCGTTCGTCAGCCTGTCAAATTCTAAATTCAGCCAACTGTCCCAAACAGTTGGTATATAAAGCCTTGAGTAGTTCCAAGGCTTAATTTTTGGCTGAAAACCAGAGTAAATTATCAGCCATTCCTATCTCTACTAAGCTGTTTCAAACTGCTTTAATGGAGCCTAAAGCAAGAAAGGCGATCGAATGCCCCTAGTTAAAATAAATCTCAAAATATCTAATGGGCGCTGCCAGCTGCACTTCACTCACCAGGGCAAACCATATTATTTTTCCCCTGGCTTCCCGGACACGCCAGAAGGCCGCGCTTATACCCAGCTACTGGCCTCCAGAATTCAGGACGACATTTTAAAAGATCGGTTTACCGACCTGGCCACTTACCGCCAGACCAAGAAAACCGCCCCGGCCACTGAGCCGCTGCCACCAGCCAGCCTTGCTAAGCTGTGGCCAGCTTATTTGGATTATTTACGGCCACAAAGGTCGCCCTCCACCATGGGCACCCAGTTCAAATGGCAGACCCAAATTTTAGACAGATGCCCGTTTGACCTTGACCAAGCGCCCAAGATTAGGGACTGGGCGCTAGAAAACCACACCCCAGACAGCGCTAAGCGGCTAATCGTGGCGTTGGGGGCTTGCTGTCGCTGGGCAGTATCTAGCCAGCTGCTGGCGGATAACCCGTTTGAGGGCATCAAAATCGAACTACCCAAAAAAGAGCGGGTTCAGATCGACCCTTTTACGGCGGAAGAGCGCGATCGAATCATTAATGCGATCGGCAGCAGCCCCAAGTGGGATTATTACCAGCGAGTAGTCCAATTCCTGTTTTTTACCGGGTGCCGGATATCAGAAGCGATCGCCCTGGAGTGGTCGCACATTGCCAATGATGGGCAGTTCTTAATTTTTGAGCAAGCCGCCGTTACCGATGAGCTGGGCAGGATGCGGATTAAGCCAGGACTCAAGCGGCAGCAAAAACGCAAAATCCCACTTAGCGATCGGGTGCGGAATTGTTTGGGCGATCGACAAGAAGGCTTAGTATTTCCCGCGCCGCGCACTGATGGCCTGATTGACCTCGGCAGTAATTTCGCCCAAAGAACCTGGCGACCAGCCCTTAGAGCCGCCTCGGTAGAGTACCGCAATCTTTACAACTGCCGTCACACATTTATTACCCTGGCCATGCGCGGTGGTGGCGGCAGGTCGGGCTTGTCGGTGCAGGACGTGGCTAAGCTAGTAGGCAATTCCCCGGAGATAATTTATCGGCATTACGCTGGGACTATGGTTGATCTGAGCTTGCCGGATTGGTGACATTTATCCAATTCCAGGCAGTCGAGATCGAAATCTGATACTTTTTGGCCAGCGCCTCATAAGTCCAGCCACCCGCCGCATAGTCGGTTTTCACTCCCAACATCCGCTTAGTATTGGCTCTGGCCACTGGTTGGCCTTGATGGCGGCAGTGGCAGCAAAAGTAAGTTTTAGTTAGTTTTTGCTCGACAAAAGACCTTTTGCCACAGTTCGGACAGCTGCGATTCTCGCCTTTGATTTTTCTGGGTTTTGGTGTTAGCCTTGCCCGACTGGCTGACCAACACAAATTATCAGCGCGGCAATTGTTCTGGTCGCCGTCTTTGTGCCGAACATTTGCAAACTTGTTAGGGTTTGGTACAAATGCCCTGGCTACTAGGACATCAACAGAAAAGGTTTTAGAAGTGCCATCGCAAATTGTCACCGACACTTTGCCACTGGGCAATACGTTGTTCTTGCGGATGCTTTCCTGAACGAGCCGCCTGCCAGAGCTAGCACCTACCCAACGTTTTAGAGTTTTGATTCGGCCAAAGCTGGAGATTTCGTAAGTAGATTCCCAGCCCTCGATCGGCTTCCAAATTTCTTCAATCATTGGCCTGGTTCCGGTATTTAGCAAAATTGGCAAATATCCGATCGAGTAGTTCATTGCTCACTCCAGCTTCAAAGCAGCTTCTTTGCAACCAGTTATCGGTTTCAGCCCCTTCAGCCGCAGCAAATAGATTCAAAGCAATGCTTTGAGCTTCATCTAATCCAAAACTAAGAGGGCGACCTGGTATCCAGCTAATGCTTACCAATGGGGCCTGAGTTTTTGCCCCAAAAATTGGTGACATCCCATCCAATTCTTCATAGCCTCTACCCGATCGAATGGATTGCAAGAGTCCATAAAAAGCCGCCGCCGCTTGGTCGGCATCAGCTTCTTCTTTGTCTGTCAAGAGTAGGCTGGTCATGGTACTGGCCGCGTTAGCTTCTACCGCCGCAGTTGCCGCCACCAGCATCAGCCGATTAGCCCTATTCCGGGCTTCTTTTGGGATCAGGATTTCTGTCCAATCCCCAAAGCTGCATTCAACTACGTTGGTGTCACCAGGTTCGAGATAAACCGATCGGCATAAAAACTGGTCACTCAACGCCTTCTTTCTCCTTAATCCACTGCTGATGTTCCGCTGGTTCCGCGCGGTGCAATGCCCAGTTAAACAGAGATTCGGAAAAATAGCGATAGGTTCTGAGACCATACCGGACATAATGCACACCTTCGGTCAAATCGCCCCGATGGCGCAGCCTTGCTAGGTAACTGAGACTCAGAGCGACCGATTCCGCCGCCTCGATCGGGCGCAATAGCTGGCCAAACTTATGCATAA